TTGTGTTTCTTGCGGTAAAGTAAATAACTATAATAATGATAACGGTAAAGACATAACAGCAGCTAATGGAACTAATCAAACAAATAAAACAGTAGACACTACAGCAATTTTGTATATTTCAGTTAGCGTATTTTTTGCAACTACAGGAAATACATTCACACCTGAAATTCCTTTTATTTCTTTCTCTCTTTAAGGATATACTATGCCAGTTCAATTCTTAAGTGGTGGAGGCGGTACTTCTGATGTGCGACAGATATTTGGCAATCCTGTTTTAGCAGATTGTTATTTTATAGGTTCTTCAGGAGGTGCTGGACAACCTGCTAATCAGGTAGCTATTAAATGGACAATTCCTGCTAATTACTTACAAGTTAATGATTGCTTATGTTTTGCTACTCTTATTAAACGATTAGCAGGCGGCACAACTCAAGGAACTACTTGCTATACAACAATTCAAATTAGACTAGGTACTACTGGTACTATTACAGATACTTTGGTTGCTCAGTTAGTACCGCAAATACCATTTGGAACTAATACACCAGAAGCTGCTGTTTTTGCTAAAGGTTTAATTAATGTTACCTCCATTGGCGCTAGTGGTACTTGTATTGCTAATGCTAACGGGTTAAGCCCTTATGGTAGTGTTGCTGGGTTTACAAACGGTGGCTCTAAAACAATAGATACAACATCTACTTTGTACTTAACTGTTTGTTTAAGTGTTACTATAGGTGGAAATACTTATAATGTAACTTTGTCGCCTTCTGGTTCTGCTCTTTGTGTTAGTTTTTAAGGATATACTATGCCAGTTCAATTTATAGGAGGCAGTTCAGGAGGTACTACAGATGTCAGAACAACATTTGCAGCACCTGTTCTAAATGATGCCTTAGCAAATACAACAACTATTGTTGCTCAGTACGAAATACCTGCCAATTACTTAACAACTAACGATTTACTTAATATAAAGTACATTGCTCAATTTAGCTCTGGAAATTCCGGTGTAGTTCCTATAAATTTTTATTTAGGTTCTACAGGAACAACATCAGATACTTTAATAACTGTAGATTCTGTAAGTATTCCTGTTTATCGCCTTGCTGCTAGTAATTATGGTCAGGTGTATTTAAACGCTTCTATTTACTTTTATTCTGTTGGGGCTAGTGGTTTAGCTACTGCACGTTTTGATAGCACTACTAAAACATCATCAACAACAGGCGGTATAAGTATCACATACGGTTTAAATACTAATAATGCAACAGTGGATACTACACAAAAACTTTATATATCATTAGTTGCTGTTACACCAACAACGGCTGCTATTGACACTTTAGGTTCCTATATTAGCGTAGGTTATTGACAAAACATAATAAGTATGATATAATACACATTATTATAAAATATAATGTAAGAGGTAACATGAATAAGAAGTTAGAAGTTTATTACGAAAATCAGTTTGAAGTATTTTTAAAACAAGGGTGGAAAGATTTTATGGAGGACATTAAAAACCTTCAGTCCACTATGAAAATAGATTCAGTAACTAATGAGCAAGAACTATACTTCCGCAAGGGGCAAAAGGATATTCTCTCATGGCTACTGTCTCGTGAATCATTTCATTCAGACGCTTACGAGCAACTTCTTAGGGAGGATGACGAGTATGCGGAGGATGTATGAATTTCAATGTAACGAAGGGCACATTACAGAACGGCTATGTCGATTCGAAGACATAACGACAACCTGTAGTACCTGTTCTCAGGCTGCTGAGAGAATCATCTCAACCCCTCAGATTTCTCTAGAGGGTGTGTCCGGTGATTTTCCGGGGGCTAAATTTAAATGGGAACAAAAACACAAACAACATTTGAAGCGTAATGCTTCTTAATCCTACAATCGTTGATACGACAGGAGAAATATAACATGGCTGAATTTTTTGAACTTAATGATGATATTGAAGGTACTGATGACTTGCCTGAGATTGCCACTACAAAGGTGGACAACATTCCAGATGAGCTAGACGACCTGCCTGAGAAGTATCGTAACAAATCTGCTAAAGACCTAGCACGTATGCACCAAGAAGCTGAGAAGCTAATTGGGAAGCAAGCGCAGGAAGTAGGTGAGGTACGAAAACTTGCAGATGAACTCATCAAAAAACAACTCAATACTACGCCAGTACAACAAAAACAGGTAGAGTTAGAACTAGACGATACCGATTTCTTTGTAGACCCTAAAGCAGCAATTTCAAAAGCTATCTCTCAACATCCTTCGATTGTTGAAGCTAGAGATTCGGCAGAACGAATGAAAAGGATGGAAGCTCAAAAGACTGTAGCTACTCTGCATCCAGACTTTCAAGAACTCGTTTCTGACCCTAACTTTGTTGATTGGGTTCAATCCTCCAAAATCAGAACACAGTTGTATCATCAAGCTGATGCTTACGATGCTGATGCTGCCAATGAATTGTTTTCGACCTATAAAGAACTAAAAGGCGTTAAACAGAAACAAGCAGAAACTGAACTTGGAACACAAAGAAATAAAGCACTGAAGGCTGCTGATACTGGTAACGGTGTTGCAACCACAAGTGAACGGTCTAAGAAGGTTTATAGACGAGCCGATATTATCCGTTTGATGAACACTGACCCACAACGCTATGCTGCTTTGCAAGATGAAATCATGTTAGCATATAGTGAAAATCGGGTTAAATAAAATTGTATAAATTAAGGAGCTTTAAAAATGGCATCATTTGACGTAACAAGCAGTAACACAGTAACAAAAACCCGTGCCGATAAATTCATTCCAGAAATCTGGAGTGATGAGATCATTGCCGCATACCAGAAATCACTGGTTATGGCTCCACTGGTCATGAAGATGAATGTTAAAGGCAAGAAAGGTGACACCATTCACGTTCCTAAGCCTCTGCGTGGTTCTGCTAACGTAAAAGCAGCCGCTACTCAGGTAACAATCCAGTCTTCAGTGGAAGAAGAAGTCTTGGTTAGCATTGACCAACACTATGAGTACAGCCGCTTCATCGAAGACATCGTTGAGACTCAGGCTCTGGGTTCACTGCGTCAGTTCTACACTGCCGATGCTGGTTATGCACTGGCTAAGCGTATTGACACTGACCTGTTGGCTCTGGGTAAGTCTCTGGGTGACGGTGATGGTACTGACTTCACACACAGCCGTTCTTTCACATTCACTTCTACTGGTCTGACAGCCTTCACTGGTACCAACGAAGCTGCCTTCACTGATGCTGGTTTCCGTGCCGCTATTCAGTTGTTGGACGATTCTGACGTGCCTATGGAGAATCGCTACTTCGTGATTCCTCCAAGCCTGAAGAACACTCTGTTGGGTACAGACCGTTATGTGTCTGACTCTTTCGTTGGTGAGGCTGGTGGCGGTGGTATCCGTAACGGTCGTATCGGTAACATCTACGGTGTTGAAGTGTATGTTTCTACAAACGTGCCTACTGCTGCTTCTGGTGACAAAGCTGCTATGCTGTTCCACAAAGACGCTTTTGTCTTGGCAGAGCAAATGGCTGTTCGTTCACAAGTTCAGTACAAACAAGAGTTCTTGTCTACTCTGTTCACTGCTGACACTCTGTACGGTGTTAAGACAGTACGTAGCGATGCAGGTGTTGTATTGGCTGTACCTGCCTAAGCTTAGGTAGTTAGTTTCATGGAAGCCCTTCGGGGCTTTCTATCTTTTAATAAGCTTTATTTAGAGTTTATCACAAGATAATATAAAGGATATTATGTCAAATTATACAAAGTTTACTAACTTTACAGTTAAAGACTCTTTAGCTTCTGGTAATCCTAGTAAAGTTATTAAAGGTGCTGAGTTCGATACTGAGTTTGATGCTATTGCTGCTGCTATCGCTACTAAGGCTGACACAACCGCTTTTGATGCTACTAACGCTAGTAACCTAACTACAGGTCTTGTTGCAGTTGCTGTAGGCGGTACTAATAGTACATCTATTCCGGTAGCAGGTGCTGTTCCATACGGTACAGGAAGTGCCTATGCCTTTACAGACCCTCCTACCGCTGCTAATCAGGTTTTAACATCCACAGGAACCAATACAGAGCCTATCTGGGTAGACCCTAACAGTCTTATCACTGGTGGCGGTGGCGGTGGTGGTGGTTCTTCAACATCTGCCCGCACAGTAACACCTCCAGTGTTATCTAACATGACAGGTACTACAGAAGCTGTTGTAACTAGGTGGACAATCCCTGCTAACTTCCTAGTTGCTGGTGATGCTCTAAAGTTCTCTACTTTTGGTCTTGGTGTTAATAACACAAGTATTGCTTGCACTGTTCGCATTAGAGTAGGAACAACAGGGACAACTTCTGATACTGTAGTCTGGTCTGATACCTATGATCTCTCACCATCATCTACAACAGCTTCAATGTATTCTGACCATATATTGTATACCAACTCTATTGGTACTTCTGGTCAATTAGGTGTTGGTGGTGCTATCTTTGTTGGTGTGTTTGGTACTAGCACATTGAACTTTACAAGTTCCTATTCAACCCTAGACACTACTGTTCCTCTTTATATCTCTATCACCTTCCAACCTGCTTCAGGGGCTACTACTGGGTTTACACCTAGAGGTGCTTTCTTGTCAGTAGCTAACCACGCTTAAGGTGCTCTATGAGTTTACTAAGTCTTATACCTGTAGTTACTGAAATACTCGATAGAGTGCTTCCAGACGCTAAACAAGCTGACCAAGTTAAGCTAGAGATGCTTAGAATGGCTCAGGATAGCGATTTAAAGGCTCTCCAAGCCTCTGTTGATCTTGCTAAGGGTCAGATAGAGATAAACAAGGTGGAAGCCTCTACAGACCTTTTTAGAGGTGGTTGGCGACCTGCCGCAGGGTGGGTTTGTGTAGTCAGTCTGTTTTATAACTTCATTCTACAGCCCTTTATACCGTGGTGTATGACGTTGCTAGGCAAGTCAGTACCTCCGCTACCCCCTATGGATTCTGAGACCTTGTATGCCCTTCTAACGGGCTTGCTAGGGCTTGGTGGTTTAAGGACGTTTGAACGAACAAGGGGGAAGGTATAATGGCGAGGTCTTTAGAGGATTTAGACATCCAAGTGCATATAGCAACTGCATTGGGAGAAGAAAGGTATAAAGACATTATTTATAGAATCGACCGCTTGGAAGGCTTGATGCTCAAGGGTGGTGGTGTTTTGGTACTAGGTATGGCAAGCATTTTAACTAAACTATTGATTGGAGCATGACAATGAAAAAAGGTAACCTTCCAGCAGGTGCAAAGTCTAAACAAGGCGCACTTCCAGCAAACAAGATGACAGGTAAAACACCTGCTGTCCCTAAAGCCTCTATGACAGGCTCATCAACTCGTCAGGGTATGTCTAAGCCTAAATAAATTGGGTTAATCACTTGACACAGTAGATATATTTCAGTATAATATATCTCTATAGGGACTAGGTAGTATCTACATACTACTTAGTCTTTAGAGGAACTTAGTATATACTTTATTAAAATAAACTATAATATATATACTAAGTAACTCTAAAGAGAGACTAAATAGTTTAAAGGGGGAACAATGAATTTTTTAGGACTAGTAAATGAAGTTCTTATTCGGTTAAGAGAACAACAAGTAGACTCAGTTAATCTTACTGAATACTCAACTCTTATTGGTAGGTTTGTTAATGAAGCTAAACGTGAAGTTGAAGATGCACATAATTGGTCAGTGTTACATAAAAACATTAACATAACTGCTACTAATCCTACTGTAAACTATACTTTAGGTAACTCTAATAATAGAACACGTATTGATTATTGTTATAACTCCACTAAAAAGTGGATGCTACAAAATCTTAATAGAATTGAGATGGCTAGCATGGCAGACATTAACTATACACCATCAACTAATGATGTTATATACTACAGCATTGATGGACGTAATAGTAACGGTAATATCAAGATTAAAGTGTATCCTATTCCGATATCTACACAGACACTAACATTTAAATGTATTGTTCCTCAAAACAATCTTGTTGCTAACACTGATGTGATGTATGTTCCTGAAGAACCTGTTATACTTAATGCTTATTTGAGAGCAATTAGTGAACGTGGAGAGGACAATGGGCGTCTAAGTGATATGCAGAGTGCTCAGTACACTAGATCATTGCAAGATCACATTGCTATTGATAAAAACTACAACGATTCAGATACACTTTGGAGTGCTGTATGAGTGACCAATTAATGACAGAGAGTGTTTTAGCTCCTGCTTTTTATGGTCTAAATACTCAAGAAGCATTAGTTACAACAAGTAACAACTTTGCTTTAGTTCTCGAAAATGCTATTATAGATGCTAATGGCAGAGTATCTGCTCGTAAAGGGCTACAGAGAATAAACAGTTTAGCCTATACAGACCCTATTGGTTGTATTACTGAATCTGTTTCTACTACTGGATTAAGAAAGTTACTCACAGTTTCTTTTAAGAAGTTCTATGAAGGAAGCAGCAGTAATACACTGTTGTTTACACATCCAAATACACCTGCTAATAACTGGCAAGCAGCTAACTTAAACAATCACACTTATTTCTTTCAACGTGGTGAAAAGCCTGTGTTGTATGTAGCTGCAACTAACACTGCTGAGTTAGTAGAGACTCATGTACATACTTCTGGAACTGTTCCTAAAGGTAATACAGCATTGGGGGCTTTCGGTAGATTGTGGGTTGCTGACACTGATGTAGATAGATGTACCCTTCATTATTCAGATACACTTATTGGTCATAAATGG